CTGCCGCACATTACAGCGAGAATGCTAGAATATTTCAAACTATGATCCTCGCAAAATTTTCTCAAATTTGTAAACTCAAAATGCTCACCACTTGGAGAAACTAAAATTCTTTTGTTTCTTTTTGGACGAACAGTTTTTTCAGGTTCAACACTTTCGTTATATGACCAAATAAATCCACCGCTCGTTTTTAGTTTACCATTACAACAAAGATTGATTGCTGAAGGGTTTCCATGTGTTTTAGTAGCAGCCTCATTGCAGCCAAAATGAACAGCCAAAAGATTTCCACGTTTGTCAAACTGGAATATTTTTCTACTGTTTTTGTTCAATCTTCCTCGGTTGCCAAACATTGGATTTCCATTTCCGAAATTTGCTTTTGAAAGTTTGTTGCGAACTTCCTCAGAAGGCATCTCAGCAGTCTTCTTTATGTTATAACATTTTGTTTTTTGATCCCAGAACTCATCTAAATATCTTTGCTCTTGAACAAGTAGATTTTCAGGACTACAAAATTTGGTAATGTGAAAAGCAAACACACCATCACCGTACTTGTTGAAATCATTTTGAAGAAATGGATTTGAATGCTTTCTCTTTTTTAGAGCATTGAAGTGTTCCCTTTTTCTTCTTTTGAGATCAATAGAACTTCCATAGTAAACACGACCATTGACTTCATTTTCAATTTTATATATTCCTGATTTGAAGCTGATTGTTGTCATTTTTTACCCTATTCTAACTATTGTTCAATCACTGAAACTCAACACCGGAGTTTGTAACAATGAAGTCGATTGCAATAAATTCAACTGCCTTCACTGGTACAAGTCTGATTTGACAGTTCAAACGATTTGCATCTGCATCTGCTTGTGTATTGTTTCTGTTATCACAGATTACATCAAAGAACTCAATTCCACCATTTGTTTGAACTTCTGACAAAAGTCTACGAAGTTGTTCACTCAAACGCTGTCTAAGTTCTGGAGTGATCTGTTCCCAAATCAAACTATTTCCAATTCCGATGACTTGGCGCTTTAGGTCAAGAAGAAGACGCTTCACGTTGATACGTTGAAGAGCCGTTCTCTCATTGTCCAATGTATTTTGTGAGAAGATAACGTAACCTTCACGAGGGAACTTGACGATTGGGTTAATTCTAACATCGGCAAGTCTTTCCTGATCTGGTTGGTTGATACGGACAGTCGTTCTTTCAACAAAGGAAAGTGCTGCACGGTTGAAACCTGCTGGTGCATACCAAGGATATGCAACCTTGTCATTGAATCCGATTGCAGCAAATGCAGCGACGGAGGCAGGAACAACAACACGGCGTTGAGTGTTCATATCTGTAATGATGATGTTTGGGAAGTAAGGAGCAACATATGAGTTGTCCAATGCTCGAAGCTCAAACTGATCTGCTGTGTTTTGAACGTCAGCACGTGTTGAAGCCGAAGCATCACCTTCTCCATCGAAAACTCTTTCAATGTCAACGTTGTAAGATGGAACGTCCATCGTGTAAAGGATAAGTCCATTTGTCGCAACAGCGTCAGCAACATAATCCGTCACAAGAGGCTCTCTTTGTCCAGGCACAGCAAGAAGATTGATTGAAGATGCCAAAGGATCTGTCATAATGTCCGTTGCTGTACGGAATGCAAAGATACTGTTGTTCAAGATACCTGTTGCATTTTGGTTGAAACCAAATCCTGGCGAAGTGAACGCAGCGTTTGCATTTCCAATGGTTGTTCCACGAGCTTCAGTTGAAGTTGAACGGTCATTGAATGTCGCAGCATTTTTATCAAGAATGTTTGTTCCATCAAATCCACCTGCCATAAGAGCTGTGAACTTCGTGAAATCAGAGAACTTGTTGAAGTCGGCTGCGCTTGTTCCCTTATTCAAAAGAGTTGCAAATGTGACTCTTTGAAGAGTTCCGTCCGTAATCTTGTAAGATGAAACATCTGGTTCACCATCACGAATGTAAGCTGCCTGTCGAATGTGTGTTTCAACAGATGAAGTTACGTCTGCAAGATTTTGGTTGTAAAGAGCAACACGAGCAAGAGTGAACTTGTTGCTATTGAATCTGTTCACAAAAGCTCCAGTTACAACTGTATCAAGCTTTGAAATACCGGCAAACTTGGTGTAACTCTCAACCAATGGGTTTGGTTCAGAGGAAACATTTGGGTTTACAACGTTATTGTTTCTGCTGTCCTTGACGCCCCAAAAGAGACGACGGTCTACAACTTCAAGATTGCCAGGCGCACCTCTCCAAGTTCCAGTTGTATCAACTGAACCACGAGTTAGTTTGAAACGATATGGCAATGGAGGAACAATTGCTCCAAGAAGTCTTCCTTCGCCTGAACCGGAAGCTCCAAGACGAATCGAGCCTGCTGAACCTGTGTTGTCAAGCAACGTTGGGTTAGTTGAAAGAACTTCGTATCCCTCATAACCAAAAGGCAAAGCCTCTGGTGGAGTAAATCCTGAGTTTAGGCTCTCATCCATCTCTACACGAATGTATTTGGACTGTCCTTGATGAATTCCATATTGTTGAAGTCTCTTGTCTCTTTCATCAACAACATCGAAGTTGAAAGAAGCGTAACTGTCACCAACAACTTTTGCAATGTAGTTGTCATCTGATGGATTCAATGAGAGATTATTGAACTGCTCAACGACTTGAGGTTCATAGTCGTTATCATCAAATGCACGAACAACCAAAGAGAAAGTTCCATACTTGTTTCTCAAATCTGTAGATTTCTTGACGTTTACAATAGAAACTTTGTATTTGTTGTTTGCGTAAGCACCATCATCTTTTGAGAAAATCTTGAAAAGACGATACTCATTCTTACCGAATGGTTGAGAAATGAACCATGGGGTTGATGGCGTTGTAAATCTTGTGTCGAAACGTCCAAAGAGCTGACGGAATGGAGAAGAAGTATCTCCACCTGTTGTGGTTGTATTTGCTGAACCTGATGCAAGGAAAAGGTCAGCCGAACCTGTGTTGATTGAAGCAAGTTCTGCATCAACAGCGTAATCTCCGTAAAGAACGTGATATTCCGTGCCAAACTTCTCTGGATTTGTGTTCAAAACTTTTGCGATGTAGTTTACACTTGTTGGATCAAGAGAAGCAGTAACAATTCTTACACCTGCAAATCCATCACTATTGGCGAATGAAGTTCCAACGGATGTTGAAATTGCCAACTTGAATGAACGGTCAAATGCCCCTGATGGAGCTGCAAAGCTATCAAGGTCTTCACTGTAGCTTTGGTTCCAATCAAGAACTT